CCCTTCCTGTGGAACCTCGCCGCGAATCAGTGGACGTTTGCGGAAATCTACCGCGGCCTCGCCTGGCGGTCGCTGAGCTCGGAGGTGCGTCGTGCGGCCTGAGATCCCCTATCGCATCTTCATCGGGCACGACGTGAACGAAACGGTCGCGGCCAATGTGGCGCGCGAGTCGATCCTGTCGCACACCGATCCCTCCGTCGTCGACATCGACCGGATCTGCCGGCTCTCGCTCTGGCGGCAGTACCGCCGGCCGACGACCCGGATGCCGAGCGGGCAACTGTTCGACGAACTCTCGGGCGCGCCGATGTCGACCGACCACGCAATCGCGCGGTTCTTCGTGCCGCTCCTCTGTGGGTATGAGGGCTGGGCGCTCTTCCTCGACGGCGACGTGCTGGTCCGGGAGGACATCCGGAAACTGTTCGCCCTGGCGAATGACGACTACGCCGTACAGGTCGTGCAGCATCCGCCGCAGCTCGAGGAACGCGACAAGAAAGGCGGGCAGATCCAGCAGGCCTATCCGCGCAAGAACTGGTCGAGCGTGATGCTCTTCCACTGCGGGCATCCGGCGAATCAGCGGCTGACGCTCGACGTGCTCAACACGTGGCCGGGCCGTGATCTGCACGGCTTCACCTGGCTCGACGATGACCTGATCGGACGACTCCCGGCGCGCTGGAACTATCTGGTGCACGTGCACGACTTCGATCCGACGCCGGCGCTCGTGCACTACACGCTCGGCGTGCCGGACATGGACGGCCACGCGCGCGATCCCTTTGCGCCGGAATGGTTCGGGATCAAGCACGCGCTCGGGTACGAGACGAAGGAGGACGTACGGGATACGGCGACGAAATCGTAGCGGCGGGGCAGGCGCAGCGCGTCTGGGACGACACGCATCGACGCGTGATCATCACGGGTGCGGACGGCCAGCCGCGCTGGCATCCGATGTGGGCAGGCAATCCCGTGATCGTCCCGCCGGAGCTCGTGTCGGTCGTCGGCGATCCGGTGCTCGTGCGCCTCCAGAGTGGTCCGGGCTGCCGGCCCTACATCGTGTATCCATTCGATGAAGTCAGCGGCTGGACGTTCAATCGGGAGTTCCGCTGCCGGGATCACATCGCGAAGATCTACCTGACGCCGGAGGAAGAGGCCCGCGGGATCACGGCGCGCTTGAAGCACGGGCCGTACGTCCTGATCGAACCGTTCACGAAGCACCCCAATTTCCGCTGGCCGATCGAGCGCTGGGATGCGCTCGTGCAGGCCTGCCCGGATCTGACCTTCGTGCAGCACACGCATCGGGAGTCGGTTGCGATCCGGGGCGCCCGGCCGGAGCCGGCGAGCTTCCGTGAGGCCTGCGGGCTGATTGCCTCGGCGGATCTCTACGTGCGCTCGGAGAGCGGGCTCTGTCACGCGGCGGCCGCGTTTGGGATCCCGCAAGTCACGCTCTTCGGCGGCTGCATGGATCCGGAGGTGATGGGCTACTACCCGCAGCAAACGGTGATCGCCGATACCGGATCGGGATCGCCCTGCGGGCGGTGGTTGCCCTGCGTGCACTGCGTGGGGGCGATGCAGCGCATCACGGTCGACCAGGTGGTCGCGGCCATGCGGGCACGGCTTGCGGCGCGGAGGGCGGCCTGATGGCGAACCTCGTGTCCCTCTCGACCGCGAAGACGCATCTCCGGATCACCGTCAGCGACCACGACGGCGACATCAGCCTGAAGATCGCGCAGGCGAGCGACATCATCCTCGATTACCTGAAGGGCCGGCGGCTCGAGGTGTCCTCGATCGCCGGGAGTGCCGGTCTCGCCACGGTGACAACCACGGTCCCGCACGGGTTGAGTAACGGGAATACCGTCACGGTCCGCGGCGCGGCGCAGCCGGAATACAACGGCGCCGTCACCGTCACGGTCACCGGCACCTACACGTTCACGTATCCGATTACGACCGCGACCGCCCCGGCCTCGCCCGCGACCGGCGGGATCGGGATCTCAACGGCTCAGACGTGGACCGACACGACGGTGCCCCAGCCGGTGAAAGCCGCGGTCCTGCTGATGCTGACGCATCTCTACGACCACCGCGGGGAAGATTTGGCGGCGGACGAGAACCTCTGGAACGCGATCGGGCGGCTGCTGATGCGCCTGCGGGATCCGGCGGTGGCCTGATGGGACGCAGCCACTATCGCCATCTCGTGACGCTGACCGGGCTGCCGATTACCACGACGCCCGACGGGCAAGGGGGCTTCACGCAGGCATTGACGCCACTGACCCCGCCGACCTGGTTCTGCTCGATTCGCCCGGCGACGCAGCGCGACCTCGAACGCGTCACCGCGGGAACGACGCTGACGACTGCCACGCACATCGTCGAGGGGGACTATCGGGCTGACATCACGACCTCGACGCAGATCGGGTTCGATGGCCGGACGCTCTTTGTCAATGGTGTGCAAAATCCCGAGGAACGGAAGATCACACTCGTGCTCCTCTGTACCGAGGTGATCGCGTGAGGATGCTATGGGCCTGCTCGAACTGCTGATCATCATCATCCTGATCGTGTGGCTGCTCGGGGGCGTGGTGTTCCCGGTGGGGACCTCCCTCGTGCATCTGCTGCTCGTGATCGTGCTGATTCTCATCGTGATTCGGTTGGCGCAGGGACGATCGCTATGAGCACGAGCGTGCAGTGGCAGGGGCTCGACGAGTTTCGGGAGTGGCTGCGCAGTCTGCCGGTCGAAGCCCCACGCGAAGCCGAGAAGATCATCCAGGGCGAAGCGAACGCCGCGGCCTTCGCGATTCGCAGCCGCTATCCATCGCGCACAGGCAACCTGCGCGATCACGTGACGGTGCAGCGGCGCGTGAGTCGGCAGGGGGTTGTGAGCTACGTCGTGAAGAACACCGCGAAGCACGCGGCGATCTTCGAGTACGGGACGCAGGCACGGCATACCAAGATCGGCGCGAGCCGCGGATCGATGCCGCCGGGACACGTGTTCCTGCCGGTCATCCTCCAGCGGCGCCGGACGATGTTTCTGCTGCTGAAGGATCTGCTCGTGCGGTTCGGGTTCACGCAGGTGTTTGGCGATGCCTGATTCGCAGGACATCGACACGGCCCTGCTCACGAAGTTGAGCGGCGACGCCACGCTCCTGGCGCTGCTGCCGAATGGCGTCTGGTTCGATGAAGCGCCGCCGGGGTCGAAACGGTTTGTCGTCGTGAGCCTGGTCGACGAGAACGACGAGCAGCGGTTCGGCGCCAGGGCCGCAGAGGATGCGCGGTATCTGGTCAAGGCGGTGATGTTGACGACGGCCTCGCCGACCGCGAACGCGGACATCAAAGCGGCGGCCGCACGCATCGATGTGCTGCTCGATAACCAGACGCTGACGGCCACGGGGTACGCGTCGATGCTGGTCGAACGGGAAAGCCGGATTCGCCTGACGGAAGTCGACGACGTCGATCCGACGGTGCGGTGGTATCACCGCGGCGGGCAGTATCGCGTCGTCATGAGCACCTAACCGACAGAAAGGGACGCCATGCCACTGAGCACCAACATCAGTTTCCAGGCGACCGGCAAGCAGACGGCCGCGCTCGACCTCGGGACCGGGAGCGTCCCGTTCTCGCTCTCGCAGGAGATGGCCTTGACCGACGGGACGACCGCCGGGAAGGCGGACCGGGTGTTCGCCGACACGCGCCAGCTCACCGCCAGCGCGACCGAGAACCTCGACCTCGCCGGCGCGCTCTCGGACTTCTACGGCGCGACGCTGACCTTCGTCACGGTCAAAGCGATCATCGTCCGGGCGGCTGCGACCAACACCAACGATGTGCAGGTGACCCGGCCCGCCGCCAACGGCGTGCCGTTCCTCATGGCGGCCAGCGACGGGATCGCGCTCAAGCCGGGCGCCGTGTTCGCCTGGTTCATGAGCGGCGTCGGCGTCACGGTGACGCCAGGCACGGGCGATCTGATCACCGTGACCAACAGCGCGGGCGGCACGTCGGTCAGCTATGACGTGCTCATCATCGGGACCAGTGCCTAGGGCGACTCGGGGACACCCTTTTTCTGGAGTAACGAACGATGCCTCTTGATCAACGGCTGCACGGCAAGACCGGTCAGATCCGCATGGACCCGGCCGGCGGATCCTCGCTGGTCACCCTGACGGATCTCGATACCTGGACGCTCGATATGGCGACGGATCGGGCCGTCGTCACTGCCTTCGGCGACACCAATGTCCGCCGCGTGGCGGGGCTGCCGGACTTCTCCGGGACCATCAGCGGCTGGTGGAATGCCGTGGCGAGCTCCTCGCCGTTCTACTTCGCGGCGGTGCTCGCGGGCACGCCGGTCACGCTGCGACTGATTCCGAACAGCGCCGACGCGACCGTCTACTTTCAGGGCCTCGCGAACATCGACGGGAGCGTGAACGTCAGCGCGACCGGGGCGATCAAGATGGCCGGGAAGTGGGATGCGGGCGGGAACTGGACGATCGCGCCGTAAGCGATGGAGGCGATCCGCGGCGTCGTGGGCCGCATCGACTGGGGATACTTCGCCGCCGCGGCGATCAACGGCTACACGGTGCGGCCGTGCGCGGATGGGTCGTGGACGCTCCGCGGCACGGTCGTCACCGTCGACGCGTTCAAGATCCGCCAGCGGCCGCTCGTCTTTGTCGCGCCGCATCAGGATGGCGAGTGGCGCTGGCCGGTGTCGACGTTCGAACTCGGGGAGGGACACGGGCCGCGGGAATGTCAGGCGACCTTGGGACCACAACTGCCGGAGATGATCACACGGGTCGGTCAGGAGACGAGACGATGGGGATTCGATTCATCACGCCGGAGACGGTGACGCTGCCGCTCAGCGACGGCGATTCCATCACGATCAAAAAGCGTCTCTCGCATGGCGAGCGGGACGCGATGCTCGCGCGGATGCGCGCCGACGACGGCAAAGACTTACGCGCCGCAGAATTGGCCGGCTATCTCGTGGCGTGGTCGTCGCCGGTGCCGTACTCGCTGGAACTGCCGGAGGACGAGCGCATCGCCACGATCAACGCGCTCGACGCCGACAGTTACGACGAGATGCGAGACGCGCTCCGGGCGCATCTCAATGCCCACGAGGAAGAAAAAAAAAGACGCACTGGCGCGACAGGGTCCGGACCGATCTCTTCCTCGCCTGTCGCGTTGGCTGGCGTTACGAGTGGATTAGGGACCTCGATGCCGACGTCTATGACGTCTTGTTAGACGACGTGGTGCAGGGATTATCGCAGCCGACGTAAATGGCGATTCAAGGCATCTTCCTCGCGGACTTCTCGCAGTACAACGCGGCCGTCGATCAGGCGGACGCGAAGCTCCGGAAGTTCACCGCGAGCACGACCACGCACGACACGGCCGTCCGGCAGTTCAGCCGAGGCACAGAGGCCGCGGGGAATTCCTTCGGGCAACTCTCGCAAGGGCTGCTCGCCGCCGATAAAACGCTCGGCGCCTTCGGCGTGCACATCGGTCCCGAGATTCACGCGTTGCAGGAGATGTCCCAGGCGGCTGGGCAGACGGCGAGCCAGATCGGGCTGATCGGCACCGCCAGCCTGACCGCTGCGGCGGCGCTCGGCGGCTGGGAGCTCGGGCGGACCATCGCGCGGTTCTTCGATCTGGATACGACCATCGCCAAC